AACGTCGATGCTCGTGCGTAGTTGATCTCCAAGCGCAGCAATCCCCGCCGCCGCCAGATTGACCGCCGCCGCGCCGATCTGCCGTAGCGCGCCGACCGCCACCTGCTCCAGCGCGCCGAACGCGCCGTGCTGCGCGCTTGCGGCTTGCCCGACGCCGCGCACGTTGTGGGCGACGCGCTCCAACACACTGCTGGCGGCGTCAACTGCGCTCAGTTTGATGACGACATCGCTCATCGGCGTTTCCGTTGATGCGCCGCGACCAGCGCTTGATGCCGCCGCTCTGCGCGCAGCGCTGCGAGATGCTGCGCGACGCGCTGAAGCGGCAGACGGTCAAGCGCGTCGGGCGGGCAGTGGTAAATGTCCCGACACAACACTAACTCTGTGTATGCGGCGGGCAGCGGCGCGAGGTCGAGCAGACCTAACGCCGTCGCCCGCGCTACTCGTTTCCCTCGTCGCCGATGCTGTCAAAGATTTTCTTCAACAACAACGCTGCGGCGGCATACGGTTCGTTGAGTATCTCTTCGCCGTAGGCTTTGATGAGCAGCGTCGCGGCGACCGGCGGGAACGCAATTTTGCGCTCACTCGCGTCGAGAAACTCGTGATACTCACCGAGGGTGATCTCGCCGACTGCGGGCGTCAGCCCCGCCACGCGCGACCGCACCGTCTCGTCCGGCTCGAAAATCTGCGGCAGCACCCGCTCGTACACGCGCTTAAGCGCGCGTAGCGGGAACCGATCCGCCTGGTCTCCAATCGCCTTCCGAACCAGCCGCGCCACCACCGGCGCGGTCAGTTCGTTGTTGAGTACCGACGCGGCTTCGCGGATCGTCAGCGCACTGCGGTCGACGCTGATTGCGTCGATGTCGTAAATCTCTGCCGGTTTGTCCATATCTCCTCCTTACGAGAGATCGGTTGGGCTGTTTCCAAGCGTGTACCGCCGCAACGAAGGTGTTCGCACCGTCACCATAGCAACATACGGATCGGCGTCGCTCGGATCGAGTGCACTGAGCGTAACGTTGGTGATCACCCCTAACCCCGTTGTTGTCCCGCCGTCGTTGCTGGTTGCGTAGGCGCGCGCCTGGCTGACCAACCCTCGCGGCGACCAACGCACACCGAGGCGAGGCGAGGTGCTTTGGAACTGATCAAAGATCGTATTCGCCGCAGAGTTCGTATCCTCGTTGTACAGAAACGTCAGCGTAATCTCGACCGGCTCCCGTTTGCCGATGGTGATCGTCGCGTAGTCGCTGCTTCCACCAACGAACGCCTCTCCGCTGGGGCGGTTCAGTTCGACATCATCAATCTTCACCGTCGCGTTGGAAACCGCCGTCCAAGTGGTGTTATTGGTCGAGATTTCGACTGCAAAATTACCCGCGTAAAGCCCGGCAAGAACTCCAGAGTGCGACATCCCCTACCTCCTATACCGACGGCGCGCGGATGAGATGCGCGAAGCGCGTCGTCATCGCAACGCCCTCATACGCCCGCTCGCCGTACCGAATAACGTCGATTATTCCGCTCACGTTGAGCAACTGCACATCGCCGCGAACATACCACGCGAAGCGCAGCCGCGCAACGTAGTCTTCGATATAGTCAACCAGCGCCGTTGCCGTATCAGCAACGCCTCGCCCCATTCCAACGTCGCGCACGAGTAAAAGATCGTCAATCTCCCACACCGCCCGCGTCGCGCGCGTGGGGGTGTACACCCCGCCTTCCGCCAACCGCAGCCCGCCGAGCGTCGGAATAATCCGCACCGGCAACTGCGCCGCGTCCGACCAGTTCGGCTGTGTCGCAAGTCGCCGGACGGGAACGACGGCGCTGTTGTACTGCACCGCCAGTCCCGCCAGCAGTTCGATGATGTCGATAACGGAACTATACGACATCGCGGTAGCGCTCCAGTATCGCGCGTACGTCGTCCGGCAGCGCCGACGGCAGCAGCACCAATCCGCCGTCGGCGACCGTCGGGCGATCCGGGTCGTTCGCCGTCCCCCGCTGTCGGTACATCCACGCCGCCAGTCGGATTGTTGCGTGCACAATATCCGCCGGCGGGTTGATGCTGTAGCCCCAGCGCGCGGTGATCGTCGCTTGTTGTGATGCGCTGCACCAGCGCTTATCGCGCCGCGCGAGGACGGTGTACGGCGCGTCGGGCGGGTGCGTGTCGATTTCGGTAAGCGGGATCGCTACACTGTCGCCGTCTGCCGCGCCGACAAGTTGCGCGATGTAGACGCCCGACGGTAACAGTAAGTAATCCCGCTTCAACTGCGCGTCCCACAGCATCACCGCGCGTCCGAACGTCCGGGATGTCGCCGCCGGTGCACTAAACGTCTTGCGCGTCATCTGTTCGATAGCCGCAGTTGCGCGTGTGAGCAGATCGGTCAGAAGCGCATCGTCTGCGGTTGATGTGACGGCGAGATACGTCTTGAGTTGCGCCAGCGTTGCGTACACCGTTTACCTCACAGCACGCGCGTCCAGCCGGTCGGCAGCGTAGCCGGAATATCGCGTCCGGGGAACGCCGAAATCTCAATCGCAATCTGCGCCGTACCCGTTCCGGCGATGCGTACAAACATATGCGATGCGAGCGTTTTCGCTGCATATGCCTCTGCGCCGGTCACGAAAATCTCGTAAGACGAGTTCGACGCCAGCGACGTAATCGCCTTATCCGTCAACTGCGCCGAGTTGTTTGTGTTGTTTGTGTCGTTGACGTGTACTTGCAACGACGCGGTGCCGGTCACCGTCCCGGTGTGCGCAACGATGCGCACCGCCTGCGCGTTTGCGATGCTGATAACCGACGTGTCCGCAGGTGCCGTCACATTCGCGTTGAAGAACCGCAAGAGCGGCTGGATGGTCTCCTGAACAAGCATCGTATGCCCCTCCTCTCGTGCGCCGTCACAACACCTGCATCTCTTTATTTATAGAGCGTGTTGTGACAGCGCTCGTTGTGTGTTCAACCGTTGATCCGTAACCGCCGTCACAACACAGCATCTTCTTTTAATTAAGAGATGTGTTGTGACACTGCGCTTGCATTACGATCCAGCCGCGATCTCGACGAACGGGCTGACGGTGTTCGTACCCGCGCCGTCCGCAAGGATCAGCGGCGCGTTGATGAGCGGCGCGCCGTCGATCCGCACACCGAACAACCACACCGACTGCCGCTTGAGGAAGCGCGCGTGTTCACTGAACGCGACGCTGAACGCTGCGCGTTCCACCATTGCGTAGTACGAGAGATCGGCAAGAATGAGCGATCCGGCGCTGGTGACGGTCGGCAGGTGCTCGCTGTACGCGATTGGGATACCGGCAAGCGTATCGCCGTACACCAACGACTGCCCGTTGACGGTATAGAGCAGCGTTTCGCTCAAGCGCGTCGCCATCAAGCGAGAACGCCAGAACGGGTGTGCAATCCAGACCGCGGTAGCGCTGCCGGGCAACAAGCGCTGGATCATTTGCAGAATAGTGTTCGTATCGTTTTCGACCTGCGTGCCGCCCGTTGCCCGCGTCACGCTGATCGACGCGGGGTGCCCAACGATCCCGCGCGGCTGCCCGACGCCGGTTCCCCGCAGCATCACGCGCGCTTTCAGCACCGCGTAGGCGCGCCCGAACAGCGACACCAGCGTATCCTCAAGCGCTTGCGGCGCGTCGGTGATGAGTTCCGTCGCTGCTGCGACATACGCATCCGCCGAGTGCGGGCGGAAAATCCTTTGCTCAAACTTCGGCTCGCTCTCCTGAACATCAGCGCTCTGCTCGCGCCAGATGAGCCGCACCCCTCCGACAAGCGCGCTGCTTTCAACGTTCGGCGCCTGGTCTTGTTCCAGAACCGGCAGCGCCAACTCTGCCGCGTTGGTGCGTAGCATCAGCGGGCCGCGCCCGGCGGCAACCAACTGATCGAACAGCATCGGCGCGCCGACCGCGCGAATACGCTCCTCAAACTGCGTCGGCACCAGAAACCCGCCGCTTGCGCCGCTTGTCTCGTCAAGCGCTTTGCTGCTTTTGTAGACCGCGCGCAGTCGCTGAACGTCGTTGAATGCGACGCACTTCAGAAAGTCGCCGAACGATCCGCCGTCTTCCGCTGCGGGCGGGGATGTCACCACCCCAACGCTCTGTGCCTTCACCGCCGCCGCCACCTCGTCACGCAGTCGCGCGGCGATCTCGGCAGCGAGTTCCGACTGATTCATCACGATTTCCGTCATCTCTCCCGTCTCCTCCTTCACTTGATGACTAACCGATAGACGTTTCGTAGCATTGTGCGCGGCTCTGCGGGCGTCGGCGTGATGCTCGCGTCCAACCCCAGCAGCCAGCGTTTGATGTGCACTGCTTTCCCCGCCGGTTCGCGCATCACTAAGTGTGCCGCCGTCCCGCTCGACCAGCCCATCTCCGGCGCGATCTGCGCGAGGTAGCGATACTTCGCGTCGAGCAGCCCGCGAATGATCACCCCCTCATCGGTCATCTCCAGCGCGCCGTAGCCGATTGGCTCCTCGATCAGAATAACCCCGCTCGTCGTTTTCAACGGCTGCGCGTGGTTGAGCCAGATCGGAGTTTCGCGCAGCCGCCCGAAGTCGGTTTCTTTTGTGAAAAACTCGTTTTCGAGGTCAACGGCGTCTGGATTACCGAATACCACCAGCAACCCCTCAACGTCGCCCGTCTCGACCGCCTTCAGCGCCGCGCCGGGCGCGGTCTGCCACTCCATCTCTCACCTCCCCCTCTCCTTCAGCACCGCAAGCGCTTCCTTCAGCGCTGCTTCTGTCGCGTCCTTCAGCGACGCCCAGCGCCCGCGATGGACGCGCGCTTGCGGCATTCCGTACACAAACCGCGCGTAGGATGCGGTGTTCTCGACGATCCGCGACGTTTTCGACAGTTTCTTGATCCGCAACTTCTGCCGCAGATTCCCCGTCCGCCGGTAGCGCGATCCGGCGGGCGGGGGCGGGTAGACCTGCATCACGCCGTGCGCCGCCGCCGCGCCCGCGTCAAGCGCCGCCTCAATCTGCGCCGAACGCGGCAGCAGTTTGCGCAATGCGTTGTCGAGATCGACAGAGACGCTAACCCGCATTTACCCGCTCCAGTCTGACGCCGCACCGACAACGCGGGTGTGCCGGGGGCCCGCTCCGTCCGCCCCACTCGTCCTCGCGCTTGCCGTGGAGCGCGCCGCAGATCGGACACACCCGCTCGTCGTTTGCAGTTTCCCAGATCATCACGTACTCCAGATTATGCTCGGCGCGTAGTCCTTCTCTGTACGCCCGCACGCCTGCCGTCGCCGCTTCGGTTGCAGCGGTAATCGCGACGGTCTCGGCGCGCTTCGCACCAACAACCGGCTCGATCATTGCAACGAGTTCGGCGCGGTCGGCGTTCGGCATCCGCCGCCACGCCGCGACCGCGCGGGCGATGTAGTCGCGTGTGTACGGATAGAGCAACTCCTCAACTTGCCGCCGTGTCGCTTCCTCCGCCCAATCCGCCAGCAGCGCATCGACGTTGACGGTTACGCCGATCGCTGCGCGCATCTCGTCTGCGAACAGATGCGCAATCGTCTCGATATTGCGGCGCATTGCGGGATAGAGCGTCTCGCTGAACATCTGCGCCGTAATCTCGTCTGCGCCGTCAAGCATAACTTGGCGTAATTGCAGAAACGCGCGCTTGAGGTCGCGGTACAGTTGCACCTCGTGCGGCATCAGCTCTGGTTCGGCTTCGTCCTTCTTCAGCGACTTCGCTTCAACGTCCGCCGGCTCCTCACTTACCGCGCCGTTGACGCCCGCCAGCCGCAGTGCCGTTCTCGTATCGAGACCGGCAGCCACCGCCTCCCGCGCTATCGCCAGTCGGTTACGCAAACGAAGCAGTTCTTGATCCGCTTCATCTTCAACGAATTGCGGGAGGTCAAGCCGCGCCCGGGCTTCGTTGAGGGTCAGAACCGGTTGCCCGGTGAGACGCTGGATCGCTTCCGCTTTCTCCAACTCTGCGTTCTGGACGGCATCAATCCGCGCTTCGTTGCAACGCAGCGTTTGGTTATACGCGGCGAAGTGCGGCTGGAGCATCGCCGTCACTTCGCGCGCTCTTGTCAGTATTGTGAGAAGAACAAACGTTTGGTAGTCGCGCAGCGCGGTTGCGTAGTTGCTGGCGTTGCTGAAGACCAACGACATCGGAACCTGGAACGCAGTCAACATCAATTCCGCCGCGCGCTGGAGCAGTTCCGGCTGAATAACGTCGGAAAGTTTGTCGCCCAGCGTCACCGTTTTGATCTCGCTCGACAGCGCGAGGTGCCGGAACGCATTGCGGATGCCGCTGACGAGTTGCCGCAACCACTGCTCGAACCGCGAGCGCTCCGCATCGGTGGGACGCTGGGCGAACATCCACACCGTTGGGCGCACCGCGCCACGCTCAAAGTACGCGCTTTGGTACCGCTCTGCCGCAAGCAGTGTACGGGCTTGCAGCAGCGCAGTAGCCACCAGTCCGACGCCGGGTTCAACCTCACTTCTTACCGACGGTTCCCAGATGTGCAGTAGTTCTGTTTCCGGTTCAAGTCGAATTTCAACGTTGTTCACGCGGCGCGTAAACTCGACCAGCCCGCGTTTCGCGTCGGTGATCGGGGTGATGGTACGCGGGTGCAGACGACGCAGACCGAGCGGCGCGGCGGGGTCACGCAACAGATACGCCGCGCCGTACAGACACAGATCGATCTCGACACCGCGAATGAGCGCCGCCAACCTCTCTGCGTCAAACGCCACCAGCGACCCGCGTCTGGTGGTAATCTCCCACGGCAGCGACGCGAGGGCGTTGGCGCGCAGCGTCACCGCCGTCCGCACCACCGCAACACGCTCATACGCCACCTCAACATCAACCGCGTCGCCGTCGCCGGTGAACACGCTTGTCCACGCGGTCGGAAGAAAATCTTCAAGGTTCAGCGCCTTGATCTCGTAGCGCTCGCTCTGCGACAGCACCAGTTGTGCAACCGACTTAGACATCAAACAACACCTCAGCGCCGCGCGCCGCGCCCCACACCGCCAGCGCCAGCGCAATCACGCCGTCGTCGTGACAGCCTTCCGGCGCACTGTAGCGCATCCGACCCGACGCGCCGATCTCGACGCTGTACATCTCTAACTCGTTGAGCAGCCAGTCCAATTCCGGCAGCACAATCGTTCGCTGCTCCAGCGCCAGCGTGAGGGTGTCAATCAACAGCGGCTTGCTGGCAGCGGTCGTTGTAAACGCTTGCACCGGCAGCCCGACGTGCCGGAGTTCTTCAATGTTCGGCGCGCCGATGCTGTTCGCCTCCGCAATCACCGCGCCGCACCCGTTCCGCTGCCAGAACGCCAGCAGCGCGCGGCGCTGTGTTGCAAAATCTGCATCAACCAGACGATCAACGTCAACGACGCAGCGCGTCTGCGGGTCGAGCGCGGCAAATACGGTTGCGTCCTCGTAGCGCCCCCAGTCAACGCCGATCACCGCTGCTTCGTTGCTGCGCTCGATTGTTCCGACGCACGCGCGGACGTTGCGGAACACCGCGCCGCCGTCATCGAGGAACTCGGCGTCCAACTCTTGGCGCGCGGCGCGTTCGGTCATTGCAGATCGCAGCAGCGCGATGTCGGCGGGGTCGAGACGCGGATTGTCACTTGTTGAACGCCGAACCGTCGCCCAGCGCGGGTCTTCTATCGCGCTCTGGTGGATACGCCAGAAATCCCCCTTCCCCTTCGGCGTTCCCGCCAGCACCGCGCACCCGCGCCGGTCGAGCAGCGCGGGGATAAGGTTCTCGCGCCAGATTGTTTCGAGGTTACGAACCAAACCCGCCTCATCAACGACAATCAGATCGTACCCGCGCGACCGTCCGGCGTCCTCGTTGTCCAACGACCAGAACTCAATACGCCCGCCGGTTGTCGTATCGATCCGTCGCTCTGCTTTGTATTCCGTTGCTGCCGGTGCACGCAGCGTTCGGCGTACTTGCTCCCAGACCGGCAACATCAGTTTGTAGGTCGGCGCGAAATACCCGACCGTCTGCCGCCGCACCAGCGCCGCCTCAACGAGCATCCTAGCCAGCAGATGTGATTTCCCCCACCGCCGCCCGGCGCGCAGGAGCACAAACCGCGCGCTTCTGGTCTGTTCCGCAACCGCGCGTTGATCGGCGTGCAATTGCGGCAATCGCACCTCATACCGTTTTGACGAACGCCGCCTCATCAACGATCACCAGCACGTTCTGATCGGCGTTC